CCGCTGAGGGTCCAGTATTCCGCTTGGGATCTCTGGCGTACAGAGCTTCAACATCAGCCTTCTCTTTCTTGAGGTAAGTGCCGTTGATCATTTTGTTTGCCTTTATGAAATTGTTGCCGGCAAACTTAACGGCGCCTAAAAGAGCACCAGGCATACCTAGAAACGGCAGAGCAGTAGTGTCAGAAACTAACTGCTTCGCTTGCCTATGGGCGTAATTGCCATAGAGGACGAGATCTCCGGCGAGGTGTGGGAACTTGCCCACAAGCTTCTTAGCTTCCGTGTTAAATATCTCATCTGCCGCTTCTCTGTGAGCTCGGTCTCTATAGACGGCGTAAGCTGTATCATGCAATCTAGCAAGGGCATCAAGTTCACTCTTGGGATCAGTCTCGCCAAACGCGACTGATTCCTGGAATTTACCATCAGACCAGTAGGGACCTGTATAATTCCCAGCATATGCTTCCATGGTGGCTTAATTTTTAAATTTTATTTTCTCCTCCGCCACCGACGGAACCGACAACAGGTAATGCCGGGCCAGTTTAAGGACGTAGTCGGTCCAAAAGAGCAATCTAGCACCAGGCTGATTCGTAGCCGTACTGCTTAGCAAGCAAATACTGGCGCGAATTCAACTCTGATACTGGGAAATGCTCAGGATGAGATTCCCGCAGATCGTGGTAAAGTTTCTCCAATAACGCGAACTTGTCTGCGTCATGGCGGTAATTCTCCATGTGAGAGACGAGCGCGTTTCCGAGGTGCTCAAGCTTGACTGTCTTCAAGTGCTCAATGTGTTTGGTCCAGCGCTTGGGAAAGTACGCTAGACCCTCTGGCCCTTTTCGGATGTCGTTGCTGAAATACTCGGAGTGCTCCAAATCTTCTCTCTCATGAATGACCATCTTTACGCCAAGTTGTCGTGATGCTTCTGTGTAAGCGTCAACATCTAAACCAGCGGGGTCCTGGTTAACATCATCTCCTCCTGCGACGATAGCAATAGCGAGGATATCATCATCTGACAATCCCAAACGGATGCAAGTCATGATGTGGCAAGCTAATTGCGCGATCGAATTGTAGAGGATAGTACCGAACCACCCGCTTTTCATGATGCCTTCCTCTTTGACTTCAAACACAGTTCCATCAGAGACACGGTAGCGCGATTTCACGAACACTTGCTCAAACATACCGTCAACGTCTGCCATGTACTTCAAATACCTGGCTTCATTCCAGCTGGGCGGTTTTACTGCTAGGAGCTTGGTGACTTCGCGACACACGAAACTGTGCCAAGACAACCACGAAAAATCCCAAACTTCCTTATCGCTCTCCCAAATCTTACCTGGAAGCGTCTCTTTGAGATGCTCTAAGTGCCCTGGGTTAGCTGGGGACCAAGCGTACTTGATCGGAAGCTGCTTGAGATTTTTAACCACTGCAAATGCGAAATTCTTGAGAATAGAAGCGTGGCAAATAGTGGCATGAAGTGGAAAATTGGTAATACCACGGGGCATTCCTGCGTCGATCTTCTTCTTCTTAGTGGGTTCTCCTTTTCCGAACCACTTGAATACTATTGGCTTAAGCCATTCTTGGATCACACGCTGTGCAAACCCCTTCTCACCATACGCCTCAAGGACCTGACCGTTCGTGGGATGCCCTTCCGCACAGTAGGGAAAACCGGAGGCCTTGCATGGCGATATGATCGATGAGTGGATAATGTTCAAAATTCCTGAGGGCTCATCGTAGTCCGGATCAGGCATGAAAGTTGCTGGTTTCAGCATCGTGGCTAAAATCGTAACACAGCGCTTCATCTCTGCTAGAGTTGGTGGTTTCACAACGTTCCTCACGCGCTGCGCGAACAACTCCAGGTGCTTGACTAACGACGTCTTCTCTTCCTGCGGCGTCAACGTTGGGTACGTAAACGCGCCTTCTTCATAACCAAGCGCTACTATCTCATCATAGCGGCGCTCAATAGCGAGGCAAGCCTCGCTCTGCATCTTCGGTGCCGTGGGGCCGTGAATGGGTTTCTCTTTACCCACCACCTTATAGGCGTCCGCTTCCTCACTAAGCAGAGCTCGGCGTACTGGCTTTCTCTTAGCTCTCTTCGGCCGAGTTACGGAACTGATGCTCGCATTTTCGAAATGCCCACGGTGATAACGATCATCATCAAAATCGACGTAATCCGAACGATACTTACGACGTGAGTCCATGATTTGGTCTTCCAAAATATCAAAGTCTCTCTCGCGATCACCTGTCGCGCCAAAGCATTCAACGAGGTCATTCAAACTCCAGCCGTAGGTGGCCTCGCCGTTTTCTAGTTCAACAGCGAACTTGCCGTCGCGCATAGTCTTGATCTTGGCGACAGCACCACGCCACTTATTTTGGCGGTAATGTTCCTTCATTGAAGCATCAGCGTAAGTGTACTTCTTGCGATTCTTCGTCTTAGCTTCGTTGCCAGTCCCGACGTCAATCAGGTACTGGATTAACTCCGTGCGCACTGCTACATTGTGTTCACCAGCGGCACTGATGTGCATACCTACCACGCTACTACCGCAAAGCAGTGTCGAACCTGAGAAGCCTTTTTGTGTACTTGCCGTGTGGTGGAGGTACTCGTACCCTGATTGATCAAGGGTTTTTCCCGACGCACTAACCAACAAG